CGCTCATCACAGAGTATGGATACTCAAACACCCCCTTTAACAGGGGCGATCCCAGCCATTTCAGGCAGTTGCGGACACGAAGTCAGCAATCAATCGCATATGAGTCACAAAAGAAGAAAAGGATATAGCAAAAACTAGATCCAAATCATCTTCTTGTGATTCAAACAAGCCCTGGACTTGTGCCGATAGAATTTTTTATCAGCACGACAGGACACACCCTCCGAATCACCGCCCATTAGGGCATAGGTAAGGAGAGCGTAGGGTCTATCTTCTGGTACTGTATGCTTACGCTTACGGATACCAAGATAGTCCTGCTTCCAGATAAATCCCTTCCATTTCCCGGAGGCCCGAAAGGGTCCCCAGAGAGCGTCGTCCGCATCTGTGTTCCCAAAGAAACGTAGTTTCAAAGGGACAAGATCGAGGGCTCTCTTGTGAGCGCGTTGAAAGCGTTTATCGCAGAAAACACCGTCGGTATTACCGTAGGTGCGCTGTGAGATGCTAATAACACGATTACAAAGAGAATAAGCCTCTTGCGGGTCTTGGTGAGCTTCATAAATAGTCCTCAAGTGAATTGGGCGAACATCAATACCATCCCAGGTATCGACACCGCACGACTCGCGAAAAGGACCAGATATGAATGTCTTCTCAGGATTAGCCTTAAAGCCAATCTCGCCTAAAACGGCGAGAAGCAGCCTTGAGGCCTCAACCGAGCAGATTATATCGTCACCAAAAACACTAGGTCGAAACTTAGTGTTTAGATGTTGCTCAACAGCCAGTGTAACGGCTAGAAACAGAAGGGTCTCTAATTCGAATGTATAACCGTTTCCCATAGCTGAGAACATCTCGAGAGAGTGTTCTTTACCATGTATTTCAACGTAAGGGGTTCTCGCTCGACTAAGAGCGAGAAACCAGTCACGGGGAAAAAGGAAACGGACTACTTCATAAGAAATAGAGTTGGAAGCGTTCTGTAGGTCGATCGTAGCGTAGTTACGATCATTGGATCTTACGATCTTACGGTGTATATCAGGAAGCGATTCCTTGACGTACCCATAGGATGCAAGACGACGAGTTAATAATGCTCCCAGTGACAACTGGGTAACAATATTGCCGTCAGGTTCGACGCAGATCATACGATCTTTACGATAGTCTTTAGGGACAGTCGCAAACTTCGATGATCTACGAGAAACCTTCCAAGACCCTCCAGGTGGACACTCATTGTAAGCACTGTGTAACGATGTGCTCTCAATTAGTTTCTCAAACATGTGACTACATGTAGGAGTAACGTGAGGTCTGCGCATCACCTTCGACGCCAAATGGCAGTCTCGGGCCCTCAGCGACGTAGTCGCGCCAGGTCCAAAACGTATAGTCTTAAGCTCACCAAAGTTAAACTCTCCCAAAATACTGGACATTATGAAACGAGCCCTGTGAAGGATTCGTTCGAACATAAAATTATGTTCTCCAGCATGGTAAGAGATGAAACTAAGGTTTGTCCTAAGATTACAACGTTCGGACTCAAGGAACGCATCGAGTGCAGCTTGAGCCTTCTGTTCAGATGATAGACCGTAAGGTAGATCAGCTTTACTAAGAAGGGCTTTAGCTTGTGCGTCAATGCGATAGGCTTCGATATCATTGTAGTCATAAGGATGAACCGAGGGTAAATCGAGGCAGCTTTCGTATCGAATACGAATAGCTAACCCGAGAGCCACCGGCGATCCTAATGCCTCAAGGAGATCGAGGATGATCATAGTTTGGGGATAGCGTTTAACGCTATCCAGATTAGCCTTAGGCATAATCTGCTCCTAATGTCAACCAACTAAGCAGTTAGCTTAGTAGATAGTAGCTTGGTCTTGGATGACCGAAGCCACTGTGGAGTTCGCAAGGAGACTCTTCGCGAAAGCGAGAATATCCTTACGATCTTGCAAAGTGCAGCGATCGGGCAGCGTGAAAACGATGTCACAATCAGTTGCATAAGCTTTCGTCGCCGCGGGCGTATAGCCGTTAGACGATGAACCACTGACAGTCTCCAGGGTAGGAGACGAGATCCGCATGATCACCTTGTTGGCGCCGCCGGTCTTAGACCGGCGGAAGAGGACCTTGAGGGTGCGGTACCCGACAAGGGCACCAGCACTTTTTTCCCAAAACTCAGCCGGGGTTTCCCCCATCTGGGCAGTCAAGGGTTCGAAGGTCCGGTTTACCGGAGTAGTCTGGCCGTCGGCCAAGACAATGTTACCAATAGCAGGCATAGCCTGACTCCTTTCTGTGAATTAATCACGGTAATTACTTCGTTAGCACGCGCAGAAGTGCGAATGCATTAGCGAAGTGGTTGAGAGAAAAGGGGCTCTTGAACTTAGGAACCAAATAAGAGTTCGGTGGTAATCCAACCACCCTATCAAATTGAATGCCTGAGGACGAGGAGCCACCTCCTTGACCATAATAACGTATACGCGAAGCAATGCCGCCAGGCACGCTCTTATTGTATACGCTATTAGGGGGGACGTTAGGGTTGATGATTGCAGTGCAATCATAACTCTTTTCGGTGATGCGAGTCCAAGTAGGATTCACAACCCCTTTACCGTCGAAGGCTCGTAGATTTCCCAAATATTGTCCGATAGGTATGAACCAGTCGGCAACAAAAGAGAAAGGTACGAGCTCCCAGACTACAGTCAGAGGGTCCAAAAGACCGAGTTCTGAAGCAGTAGCCACAGGGGTAGATCGGAGCACAACGCGACATTTAATGCGACATTTTGTCGTAGCCTGAGACTTAATCTCATGGCGCAGATAAGATGAAGCATTAATAACGTTTACCATCACAGGTCCGGTAAAAGAAGCTGAAGCAGAGACCTCACGAGAAATCGGAGGACTGTACTCACAAGCTGCCTTGATATCGGCCATGAGAGGTAACCAACCATACTGAAGTTCCAACCAACGCTCAGACAAAGGAGTATGTTTACTCTTAGGTCTAGCCGGTGGTTCAATCTTCAATATTCTTGCCGCTTTTGTAACATTTCCCCTAGATAAAGCCAGCATGGCTTTAACAATGGAAGAAATGTTAGACGCGACAAGATCGTGTGTAGCTCTTGCTTCCGCAAAAGCTACAGCGAGGTTAAGCTCAACATTAGCGACTTTACTAGCAAGGTTTGAAAAAGCAATGTTAGTAGCGTCAGGATAATGTTGAGGCGCGGTCACATAAGGTAACATTGAGAAAACCGAAACAGCGTTCCGGTCCTGGTCGTTATAACCAGTAACACAATGATTAACAATGCGACGATTGAATGAGAAAGGATTCTCACGCAATTGCAGCTTCCCGTTCACACGGGGGCTAACAGTCGATGTAGAAACTACTTGGATATCTGCTCCAATTTCGCGGGTAATATTACCAGCGAACGTGAAGAAGGTTCCAGTGTAACGTCTATCGTAAGATTGTTTTGCCATAGCTGGGCTCCAGTTGAACTCTTTAGAGTTGAGAACTCCA